GGGCGCCAGCCGGACGTGGCCGCAGAACCGCTCGATGTTGTCGATGAACCACCGTTTGCCGTACACCGGAACGATCGGGATATGGCGACCAGGCAGGTATCCGCAGTCCTCGAGCACCTGGCGCCCGGACAGGATGTACTTCCGCACCCGGCGCCGCTTGACCCGCTTCTGGCGCACCTCGAAGCTGCCGATCGCGTCCAGCTGGGCCAGCACCTCGTCGTCCAGATCCTCGGCCCGGTACTTCTCCTCCGAGCCGTCCAGGCTGCGGAAGACCCGGATCACCTCGGTGCGATCCTCGACCCGGTAGTACTCGGCGACGTAGACGACGTCCGGCGTGCACCAGTCGAACTCGTACTGGTGGATCTCCTTCGGCCAGCTCGTCGGGTCGTCGTCGTAGGTCGCGCGGTAGGCGTCGTGCGTCATGCTGGTCAGCACGAAGCAGCGCGTCGCGTCGCCCTTGTCCTGGCGCTTGGCCTGCAGATCAAAGAAGACGGAGCTGTCAGCATCGAAGATCGGCTCGATCCGGATCCTCTGGCGCTCGTCCTCGTCGTCCTCCTCGGACTCGTAGACCGTGCGCAGACGCCATGCCCCGAACCCGCCGGCGACCGCCTCCTCGAAGGCGTTGTCGTAGGCTTCCTCGGCCACCGAGTCCTGCTCGTCTGCCCGGTACAGCCCGTCACAGACGTCGGCGAGGCTGTCGTATTCCCCGGTCTTGGCCACGAAGTTGACCGAGATCCGATTCGCCCGGTACTCGGAGCAGATCCGCTGCACGCTCAGCGCGATCTTGTTGACCTCGAACTTCGGACGGTTTTCGAACTGCTCGTTGAGCGGGCCTTCCCACTGCGCCCCGGCGATCGAGTAGAACCGCCGATCCTGCAGGCTCTGCAGCCGCTCGTCCCGCACGGCCGACTGGATCCGATCGAACTCGGCCATCGCCTCGGCGTGCACCTTCGCCAGTCGCTCTTGCTCGGTCGGTCGCGCCACGTCGTCTCCCTTGCCTATGCGGGCGCGATTATGCTACACGCGCCGCGCGCGCGCAAGGTCATCGCCTGGCCGCAATCGCCGCCCACCGGCTGGCCGTCGGGAGCGGAGTGGCCACCTGTGGCTTGCTGGCTGACGCACGCCGGGCGCCCTCACAGGCATACCGCAGGGCGTCGATGCAGTGGTTCAACTTGTCGGCCAGCACCGGCAGCACCCGACCGGTCAGCGGGTCGGTCTTGTAGGCGTACAGCGTCAGCTCGTCGATGACGTGCCGGCAGCGCGGATGCACCACGATCTCGAAGCTCTTGAGCCACTCCACCCCGTCCTCGACCGACTTCGGCCCCTTCACCGCAGCGGTGATCTTCGGGAATCCGTGCCGACGCATGTGGCTGATCGTCTCCGGGCGGCTGGAATCAGCCACCAGCGGCCACTTCTCGGCCTCCGGCACGCTGAAGAACAAATCCGGCGTGTCCATGATCTCGCAGCCGACCCGGTAGGCCTCGTGGTCGACGTACAGCCTCCGGCCGACGATGTGGCAGCGCACCAGAACTGTCGGGTCACTGGCAAAGCCCCAGTCGGCCCCGAGACGATGAATCGCGTCGTCCGGCGCCTCGAACTCCTCGACCCGCCAGTTCCGGAAGACCCGCGCCTCGCTGTTCCGGACGTAGGTTCCGCGCCAGATGTGGGCGTACTTGTCAGGATCGCGGGCGCGGTCGTACTCCATCTCTTCACGCAGCACGTCCGGGAACCACGGGTTGTCCTCGTAGTTCACCTCGACCACCACGGCGCCCGGAGGCGGCGCCGCGCCGCGCAGCAGCTGGTCGATCGGGTCGGTCTCCAGATTCGGGTTCCAGGTGAACCAGAGCTCAGACTGCGGCTTGCGCAGCGTCGGGCGCAGCATGTCCAGAGACCGCTGGCTCAGACTCTGCGCCTCCTCCACCCAGGCCCGGTCGTAGCCCTCCAGCGACTTGATGCTGTCCGCAGTGTGGTTCTGCATGCCCTGGAAGATGATCAGGCCGTCGCCGCGGCCCGCCGGGTTGTGGCTCTTGATCACGGCCTCCTGCACCGTGAAGTAGGCCCCGGCGTTCATGGCCTTGATCTTGTCCTCGATCAGCCGCTTGACCGACTGGGCAAGAGACTTCTGCACCTCCCGGACGCAGACCGAGCGGCTGTCCACGTCCAGCAGATGCGCCTCGACCGCCATCTCGGCGAAGGTATGCGACTTGCCAGAGCCGCGGCCACCGTGCGCGCCCTTGTAGCGCGCCGGAGCCAGCAGCGGGAGCGCCCACTCAGGCGTCGGAAGCGTCAGAATCTGTCCGGCCACGCACCACCACCCGCTCGATCTTCTGGATCGCCACCGGACGATCCGGGTCTCCGCTCAGCTCGAGCTTGTCGCCGTACTTCCGCGGCGCGAGCTTGCTCAGCAGCCACTTCCGGGTATCGACCTGGAGCCGCTGCTTGGCCACCGCGCCGGAGTCCGTCGTACCGGAGTCCGTCGTACCGACCGGCGCGTCGGCAAGCTCGATCGTCTGGTTGGCGATGTACTCGACCAGATCCTCACGCGCGCGGGCGTATTCTTCCGCCAGTGCCGGATCTTCATCCACCCACCGCCCGAAGGTGGACTGCGGGATCCCAGCCTTCTGGCACGCCGCGAACCCTGACAGCCCGCTGCGCATGCCGGCGAAGACCTTGGCCGCGATGTCAGCCCGCTGCTGCGGAGTCCTGCCTGCTCGTGCCATGCTCTCTGCTCCTCGTCGTTTGTACGTACAGCACCCACTGCGCGCTGGCCAGAGTCTCGGCCTGCTCGCGGGCCATCCCGGCGTCGAACTCCAGGATCCCGGCCCGCTCCTCGATCCACTCCCTGCGGTGTTCCTCGCGCTCGATCATGCTGCCATCGCCTTGTAGGTGTCCATCCGCAGCCGCTGGGCGGCTTGCTGTCCGCGCTTGGTGGCGACTCCGGCCAGATGCTCCCTGCGGGCGCGGTGCGTCGGCAGGGACAGCATGTGCCGAACCTCGCACTGGTGGCGCCAGGCCTCTGTCGAGCGCGGATCCGGATCGCTCGGCCGGCAGATCTCGCAGCCGCAGGTCATAGGGTCACCTCCGGGCGGCGGGCGGCAGGTTTCCGCGGCTGCTTGCACGGCCATGCGGTCTGTGTCGCCGCGACCACGAACGCGGCGGCGTCGAGGTGGCGCATCTCCGGGAGGCCGACCAGCGCCCGCTCGACGATCTCCGCGGCCTGGCCGAGCGTGGCCCCGACAGGCATGCAGACCTCGGACGAGTCGATGGCTCCGGCCACGAACCCGAGCGCGTAGATCCGATCGGTGCCGCTGGAGCGGTATCGGTCGAGCCACTGGTTCCCGGTCAGGAACTGCGCGCTGGCTGGGCCGGACAGGGCGGCGAGGATCAGCAGGCTAGCGGCTCGCATGGGTTCTCCTTCGCTTCTCGTAGTCGTCTCGGCAGTCGCGATCGCAGAACAGGGCGTCTCCCTCGAGGTCGGCGTCGCAGTTGTAGCACCGCTGCACGGCCAGCAGGGTCGGCTTGCGCCGGAGTCTGGCCGCGGCGAGCTGCATCTCGATCGCCACCTGGGCGATGTCGGCCTCGTCGCTCATTTCGAGCGCCAGACCCTGATCACGTTGAGCTTCGACTTCCGCACGGTGTACTCGCGTCCCTCTCCCTTGCGCGCGAGGCGGATCGACTTGCACGCGCTGAAGATCGTCCCGCTGGAGATCCCGGAGATCGTCCGCATGTCGCCGACCTCCATCTGGTCGAGCGCGGCGCGCAGCTCGGATGCCGGGCGACCGGGTCGAGGCGGGATCGGGATCCCGCGCTGTATCTCGCCGATCTGGGGCGCGTCAGAGGCCAGTCTCAGGATAGCGGTCGGGCGTGGAACTGCTGCAGTTGCGGTCTTGCTCATTTCGTCCTCTTCTTGGTGGGCAGGGAATGTGCCCGATCCTTGCAGGTCTGGCAACAGTTGTGAACGCGGCCGGTTGCCGTCCTGAGTCTGGTGACCGCCAGGGCGCGCATGCAACGCTGGCACAGCGTGCCCGGCGGGAGTTGCACGGGTTCAGCGGCCTTCACGCTTCCTCGCCTCTTCCCATGTCAGGCGCACGTCGGTGTGCGCGGCGGGCCGCGGGCGCCAGGTGCAGCCGGGGTCGACGATGTAGCGCCCGATCGAGCGCAAGTGCTCGATGCTGGCCTGGCGCTTGGCCTCGAGCGAGGTGGCGGCGGCGATTCGTTGCTCGGCGGTGACGTAGTCGGTCATTTTCGACATGGTTGATTCTCCTTAAGGTGTCAAAGGGCTAGGGCGGCTAGGGGGCGGGTCATTCTTTGCTCCTTGCGCGGATGGCTGCGGCGCAATCTTCCCGTGCAATATCTCCTACTGGATTGACGCCGGTCATTTCGTTTTCACACACCTTCGCGCACGCCTCGCGCTCGGCAGCGACGGCCCGCTCAACAACGCGGACGAAGATGTCAACAACATCATCGTACGTCTCGGGCACGATGGCG